GAGACTGATACAATGCGTTCGGCGGCCTGCGCCGCCAGTTCCTCGGGGGTGAACCCGCGCCCGGATGTCGTGCGAACGCCAACAACCGGAACATCGCGAGGGAGATCCATGAATCCTGTGCTCATTGGTTAGGCCTTATCACTTTGCCGCGACGGTATTCATCGGTCACTTCCTTGGCCTCACCCAGCTGCTTGAGGCCCGCGATCGATTCTTGCAGGCGGCTGCCGTACATCTGCATGACGTCTTGTTCACCCTTGATGAAGATGTTGGCCTCAAGAAGAGAGCCATACAGCAACGCCATCTCGCCGTTTTCACTCAGCCATGTCGTACCGCTGTCGTCCAGTTCGGTGATGCTCTGAGGTCGATAGAAGTAGTGCAGCTCCGCGGTGTACTCGAGCGCGGGTGTCGGGGCCAACAGGAAGTTGGTCACATCGAACTGCGCGAAATACCGCGGCTCACCGGTGGTCGTGGGGTCCGGGTTGTACTCCTGCACGAAGCTCGGATCCTTGAACTCGACAAAAAACTTGTCGCCGTCTGCACCGGTGAACGACAGAGAAAACGGCGCCAGAAAGTCGCTCGGGCATGCGAGGTACTGTTGATTGGCAAAGGCCGTCGCAGTGGCGTTCTTACGGAACAGGCTGAGTTGCACCTGCTTGACGATGCGCTCTTCGGCCATCCGGATGAACAACGGGATGTTGTTGACGAAGGACGTCTCGTCATATTCGACGTAGTCTTGGATCGCTTGTTTCAGCTGACCGTATGTAAAGCTCATGTTGCCACCACCGTAACTTCTCCAACACCCCCTACCATACGAGGACGATCGAGGCGAGGTGCTTCAACCGTTGGTACCCCAACGAACACCTTCAAGGGTTCGGTGCGATCCGGACGCGGGTTGCGCAATGCCTGTGGGTCAGGTCCGACCCTCGGGGGCTCAAGCTGTGGATGCTTCGGCTCATACTCGTCAGGCCCAACAAGCGCACCGGTCCACTCTCGGCGCATGTCTTTGAGAGGATACCGGAACCCGGATCGGTCAGAAATGCCGTATGCGTTTTTGTTGGACGCGTAAGCCATGGCTCATCGCCTCCCCGGAACCAGCTTCAAAGGAACCCGGTCCTCGTCTTCCTCGGCCGCCCGCTGGAACTCTTCTTCGTATACCGCTTTGAGTATCTGCAGGCGCTCCGGGGCGCGCTTCATGGCCAGATAGTAGGCGAGGCCGGCAACCATGCACGGGTAGAAACGGAACGGAACCTGAGACGTGTTGATCAGTGCATCGGCGTCTTCGATACGACGAACGTAGTAGAACACCAGCTGATCGGTCGAGTTCTCCGGTGTTTGCCAAAGATTGATGACCGGGGCGATGCTTCGGTCAAAGTAGAACTGCGAGGGGCGACCCTGATCGGTCTTGTTCGGGAAATCGAGGTACTGGCCGCGACTGATCCGCTCCATCTCGAGATCGGTACCGTCTCGACGCAACGCCATCTCGAGGATGTCGACAACGTCTTCGCCCAAGGTCTCTTGGGATTGCCCCTGCGTGACGGTAAGGACTTCTTGCTCGACCGTCCACAGGTTCAAACCGCGGTTGGACCACTCGGCGAACATCAGGTTCAGAGACCGGCGAGCAGTCTTCGCGTCATAGCCGGTGCGCATCTCAAGGCCACAACGCTCGTAAGCCTCTTCGATGATCTCGGCGACATCGATGTTAAAGTCTCTGGAACCTGACGTCGCCATTTTTACTTCGCCTTAACCTTTCCGCCGCGCATCATCTTGGTCATGCCACCGCGAGCCATCTTTTTCATGGGTTTTGCTTTTGCGCGACCTGCTGCGGGTTTTGTGGTTTTTTTGCCACGCATCATCTTAGTTCCGGGCATAGCAGTGTCTCCTTTTCCTGCGTTCAGCAACTAGCCTTTGGTAGTCGCATGGGCTGTAGTGCTTATAGTAACCGAGTTTTTCCAGCTTTGCAGCAGAATTGTCCAACTCGGTCAATCGCTGCACGAAGATGACGGCCGACTCGCTCAGATGCGAAAGGGCCCAGCAGTCGATACCAGCGGTCGTAAAAAAATCGTTCAGGGCATCGGCCGTTGATTCCAACCTGTCGTAACTACCGTTGTAGGTGTCGTCCACAACGACTACGACATCCAGCTCGTCACCCAGCTTTGCGCTTGCGCCCAAGACCTCGGCCCAGAGGTGACCGTCTGTCTCGACGACGTGAACCCGCCCTTGGTCGTAGGCGGGCTTGGCGAACGGGCAGAGTGGAAGACCTATGTCCTCGTCCACATCGGCAAGGTCATTGATCCACTCTTCAATCAAAAGACCCTCACCATCCCGCCTTTGGCTTTCTTGACCTTCGCCTTCTTGGTGTTTGAGACAACGGTCTTACCCTTGGCGCCAGCTTTTTTCTTCTTCCGAGCTGTCGACTTTCGTTCGGACTTGCTCAGCGACTCGGCCTTGCTTCGAGGCAAGCACCGATCGGGATTTTTCTTGTTCTTGGACGTCCCGCACTCACCGGCGATGTTGCCGCTGGAGTCAATCCGGACCCAATTCTGATCCCGCCATTTCTTCAGCTCGCCCATCAGAAGACCCTCACAAGACCGCCTTTGGCCTTCTTGTTGGTCTTCTTCCCCTTCGCCTTCTTGGCGTAATTGGGATCCTTGCAATACTTGCTGGCCGCCATGTTGGCGTAAGCGCTTGGGTACGTGTCAAATGTCCGTTTGGCCCAAGCTTTGCCTTTGGCGCAAATCTTGTTGCCCTTCTTGGCCATCAGTCTTGACCCTTCATCGCCATCTGTTTGCGCGGGCTGCACTGCATCTGGTCGACCTTGCCACCCTTGGCGTAACCAGACTTCTTGCTGCCGGACTTCACTTTGCCGCCGGCCATAAAACCCTTGGGTTTCTTTTTCATGGGGACCTCCGTTATCTGCTTGTCCATACTAGAGCGGTTCATTTTTCCTCCGCCAGCTTTTCAATCAAGTTGCGAATCGCCTTCAGGTTCTCGTCGATACGAGCCAACATGACAGCTTGACTCTGCACCGTCTCTTCAATCTGTTCAATGCGCGTTTCGGCCTTAAAGATTTGCCGAGAGTTGGCCTCAATGTTCTCGAAAGCTGCCGAAGCTGACCAGAGTATAGCACCACCTTGAAGAATAAGAGCAAGGATTAGGCTCAGCGGGACGCTTTTGCTCAAATGCCAGCTTTCGTGTTTATCAGCCATAATGCTTCACCCTACGCTTTTCTTACCCTTGCAGCCCCACGCCTTGCGGCGAACTTTGACCTTCGGAGTACGTTTCTGAGATACGGTGCGGGCACAGTAGGCATCACCGCGCTTGGTGCCGGGCGAAGAAACACGGCGCCGGGTCTTGCCCTTGCTGTCCTTGTACGTCGTGCCGTCGGCGTATTTCTTTGAGGCTGGCTTCTTGGCTTTGGTCTTGGCCATTAGAGCGGTCCTCCATTCTTAATCAAAATGAGGTCAAAGTTCGCAGTTACCCGAGTATTGTTTGATTCCACGTTGTCTACACGAACCTCAAGGTCTGTTTTTTCTGGTAGCGGAATAGGTATAGGAAAGTCATACCTGTAAGTGCTTTCATAAACCTCGGCCATGTGGGCAATTCGAAAATTTGAGCCGGAAGGTCTTTGAAAAAACAAAACCTGCGCGTCTTTGTTCTTTTGAACAGAAAGATCGCCACACAGCAAGTATGCTGTGTGGCCCGCCGGGACGGTGAAAAGCGCCATAAGTGTTTGTGCAAAACCCGTTTGTATGTCCGCAACCACAGTTCCCGCGCCAGAAACAACCCGCGCAGTGATGACACCAGCGTTCTGCGCCGAGTCTCGGTAAATCATCCGATAAACGCGTAAAAACTCTTGAGTTGTTGTGACAGGGTTTGCGCCGTCTAACTGAACAGTTTCAATTTGCTCATTGAAATCCGCATCAAGACCGTAAACCTCTAAAACATCTGTGTCACTGGCAGACGTGGAAGCGCAATACAGTGTTTGCGCAGAACTCAGCGCGGCCCATGGGTACAAACCACCGAAAGTCCAAACCGTTTCCGGTTCTGAATTGTTGTCCACCTCAAAGTTTGCGCCGAACTTGTGAATTAATGAGTGGCCCGGAATCTGACCCCGAGCCACCTGAAGCTCAAACGGCTCCGAGGTTCCGACCTGCGATATGGAGCGGATTTCGTACGCCACCTAGCGCACCTCAAGCAAAGAAAACGGTGATGGCATTCACGTTGGTGGCAGTCGACACAAATGGGTCTGAGGTCGACAGAAGCCCATCCGACGGGATGTTGACCGAGTGCGTGTCGCTTGCGGAGAAGTCGAGATCCAGAATGGTCTCTCCGCCGTCACCGTCCGTGATCGTCACGCGACCGGCTCCTGCGCCAACAGCAACCTGCAGCTGGCGAATACGGGCTCGGCCGATACCAAGCGCGCCGGTTCCCGTCACGCGCTTGGCCTTTATGTCAGAACGAGACATGCATCAGCTCCTTACGATGCGGCGACAGCTGCGCCGGTGTCCGAACGGAGCCAGTCGGTACCGTCGCTGAAAGCAAGGATCGCGCTACCCGCGGCGCCGTCACTCACATAAATGATACCACCTTCAACCGCGTCCGGCAGGGTGGCGACCGTGTAGGTGCCGACAACCGAAATGTCTTGGGTCATGGTGCCGGGGATCGTGGTGTCGTCACCGAACGTGCTGGTCGTGGTAACCGCGCCGGTGCTGGTGTCTTTGGTGATGGTCTGGAAACCGTTTTGCGAGCGTACTGGGCCCGTGAACGAAGTATTAGCCATTGGGTTTCTCCTGTCGTGGCCAGTGTCAGCGGTTGTCGCTGTCAGGGATGAGGAGATGGTACAC